TACAACATTGGTTGGTATCTACTGACACCTGAACAATACACTGCTTTGCAAAAAACCAGTAAAATAACAATAAGTCAATATAATTTATTGATTCAAAGTGGAGGTGCACCATCAACTGTCGAAGGAGTACAACCTGAATTAACAACCGGCGGCGCAGTGGCCGGGGTTTCACAGTCTGCTGGAAGAAATCCATTTTTTGGCCTGGATTACTATTTTGATAACTTGGAAATAAAAAGTGTTATCACTGGCAAAGGAAGCAACAGCGCACACAATGCCGCAGAACTGAGTTTTACAGTGACTGAAACTGCAGCCATAACACTGATTGACAATCTCTGGAAAGCAGTGAAGGGCGCATACAAAGATTCCAAGATATCATATTCAGCCGCAATATATGCACTGGTCATACGATTTTACGGCTATGACGAAAATGGAAAAATTGTTCAAGCCAGCGACTCTGATAACAAAAATGCCGTTGTTGAAAAAATCATACCGTTCAAGTTGGCTGACATTGACTTTACAGTGTCTAACAAGTTGATTGAGTATCACGTTAAAGGAGTTGCAGTTCCGTACACAGTGGGATTTGGAACAAACTTAGGCGTGATCAAATCAAATATTGAAATTTCAGGTGCCACTGTAAAAGATTTATTAACCAAAGGAGTTGTAGTGGCTGAAGTATCACCAGCCGACGGAAGAAAACCAACTCCAACGCCTGCCAAGCCAGCCGCCCCAGCTGCCGCATCAACCACAACACCTCAGACTCTGGTGATCACTGGCGAGGCCGGGCAAGATGTAGGTGCTGGAACTCTTGGCGATTACGTAGGAGCATAACATGGCAACACAAGCAAGCGTACGAAGTATTGACAATGCCATAGATGCCAGCACTCCAGCCGCGGCAGCACCACCCAAGGCCAACGCGGCCCCTAGCGTCAGCAAAAATATTGCAGTTGGCCTAATAGAAGCACTAAACAACACAGAAGCCGATTTAGTTAAACAAGGTGTGTGGGAAGTAGCAAACCGGTACAGTGTAGAATTTGCCCCGGCAGCACTGGGTGACGCTCGTGTTACCAAAGGTGGAAAGCCCAACAAAGCCAAAGTTCCAATGCAACAGGCAAAAAATCCTGCAGACAAAGTGAACCCTGCAAGCAACTCTGCTGATTACGATGTTAGAACATTTGACTTTCGTGCTGGCACACCAGTTGTGGTTATTCTCAATGAAATATTAAAAAACAGCACGTACATTGCTGATCAGGCAGCGTATATCAACGATGAAGTCACTACTGAAGTAAAACCTCAAAAACCCCTGGGTGATCTAGTGTGGTATAAAATTTCCGTACGAACCACACCAATACTGCCGCGCGATAACAAACGCAATGATTTTGCCTATGATATCACCTATGTAATTTCTGCATATCCTATAAACAGTATGCAAAGTGAATATTTTCCAGCAAGCAAGATCCGCGGACGCCACAAAAGTTACAAATACTGGTTCACTGGACAGAACACACAGGTTCTTAAATTTGAACAAAAGTTTAATAAGTTATATGCTACAACTTTTACCAATCCAAAAATCTTAACCGACGCCAGAATACAAAACAACAGAGAGTCACCACCACGAGAATTTCAGGCAGCAGTGGCCGGCAGCAGTAATCAAGGTGCCGAAGGCCAGGCCAACGCAGTGGGTGCATCAGCCGCTGATTACCTGTACAGCAAAACAGACATTGCCAACTGCGAGTTAACTATTGTCGGCGATCCGGCTTGGCTACAACAGGGCGAAGCTGCCACAGGAATCAGTTCAACAAATTATAATTTTAATCCGTTCAATGCTGACGGCTCAATTAACTTTGACGCTCAGGAAATTATTTTCGATCTACAATGGAATCCAGGTGTAGATTATGACTTGACAGGCACTGGATTAGCAAACCCCAATGTTTCTAGCGCACCACAGGCCATTTATACATACAAAGCATCACACTGTGTTAGCAAATTCAGCAGAGGTAAATTTGAACAAAATCTCAAAGGCGTGTTCATTGATCTATTAGATCCAGCCGGTGCTGCCAAAGCCGCAACAGCGGCAGCAAAAGTAGAACGAGCCGATGTGGCCGAAAGTGTGTTTGATCCTGGTGTTCGTCCGGCAGCATTAGAAAATGCAATCGCCACACCGGCACTGCCTGATCAGGCAGAACAAGCAGAACGTAATTACGCTGCCACAGTTCTTGCTAATACTCCAACTGAAACATTAACCAATCCTCCACAAACAGTTAACCCAACACCAGAGCAGGTTGAGTCAACTACTGCGTATCAAAATGCACTGGCCGCAGGTGCAACACCAGAAGAAGCAGCGGTTGTATCACAACAAAGTCTAGGTGCCAACACAACATCACTTGAATCAACTGCCGCGTATCAAAATGCACTGGCCGCAGGTGCAACACCAGAAGAGGCACTGATTGTAGCACAACAAAGCATTGGGCCAGCTGGGACTGCTCCAATCCAACAAATTAATAGAGAAACATAATGTCAGATAATATTATTAGAAATGGGGGCACTGCCCAAAACTACAAACTTGATCGTGGCGGCACGCCAGCAGACTTTGGACCATTTGTTGGTGTAGTAAAAAATAATGTTGATCCTACTAGACAAGGTCGACTACAAGTTTACATTGAGCAGTTTGCTGGACCAGACCCAGAAGATAAAACACTATGGCGTACAGTGAGTTATTGTCCGGGGTTTTATGGATCTACTCCACCGAGCCCTGGCAAAAAAGGCGACACCACCAGCGTTGGCGGATACCTTGACGGTAATCCACAAAGTTACGGCATGTGGTTTACACCGCCTGATGTTGGAGTTAGTGTGTTGTGCGTATTTGCTGGCGGCGACCCAAGTTTGGGATATTATATAGGTTGTATTCCTAACGCAGGCATAACGCATATGGTTCCTGCAATTGGATCAAGCAAGGCGTTTGACCTGCAAAACAGTGATCAAAAAAGCTATTACAATGGTGCCACAGTGTTGCCGGTGACTGAAATCAATCCAAACAATTCTAAAATTGATGATAACCCACAGTTCTTTAACCAGCCAAAGCCTGTACACAGTTTTCTAGCCGCAGAAATGTTCCAGCAAGGAACACTTGGCGATACACAACGTGGTCCTATAGGATCAACCAGTCAGCGAGAAAGTCCTAGTTCTGTGTTTGGAGTAAGCACTCCAGGTCGCCCAGTATACCAAGGCGGCCTAACTGAATCTGACATTAAAAAACGTATTGCTGCCGGGTCGATTGCTGCCGCGGATGTCAATGTAATTGGCCGCAAGGGCGGTCACAGTATTGTGCTGGATGATGGCAACTTGGAAGGCGACGATCAACTGGTACGAATTCGCACTGCTGGTGGACATCAAATCACCATGAGTGATGACGGCAACTTCTTTTACATCATACATGCCAATGGACAAGCGTGGTTAGAATTTGGACAAGAAGGCACAGTTGATGTGTATGCCACAAACTCAGTTAACGTTCGCACACAAGGCACAATTAATCTACACGCAGACAAAGATATCAACATGTTTGCCGGCGGCACAATCAATATGAAAAGTATGACCGGCACAACGTTAGAAAGTGAAAGAACAATAACCCTATCCAGCAATGCTGAAATGACTCTTTACAGCAAGGCTCGCATTGGTGTACGTGCTGACGGCAGTCTTGCTGTGGTCAGCAACAATGGATCTTGGAACGCAGGTGGTGCAATGGTGTTGCGAGCCGGCGGAATTGATCTCAATGGCGGATCAGCTGAAAATGTACAACCTCCTGTCAAGTTAGAAAAACGCATAATGCCCGACACTGAATTTAACAATGCCACAGGCTGGCAAATATCAGCCACAGGATTAGAAAGCATTGTAACACGAGCTCCCACCCACGAACCATGGCCATTCCACAATCAAGGTGTCAATGTTGAAATACCAATGGAAGAAGGACAGCCGACTACACCTCCAAACACTCCGCCATTGCCATCAGGTTGGGCAGGAACAGTAACAGGTGCGTCAAATGGCTAAGTTTACATTTACATTGCCAAACGGGCAGTTGTTTACATTAGAAGGTCCTGCAGGTGCCACTATAGCACAAGCAGAGAAAATATATCTTGAACAGTTGGCAGCTGGCGTATTTGTTGGATTACGGTCAGGAGACCAGTTACAATCAATTGAAACAACACTAATACAGTTCACTCAATCTCGTCTTGATCGAGGCACAGCAGGTGTTCCAGATATTCCATTGTTGGCAATTTATAAAGGTGGCGCCATTGGGTCTAACCAAACAATTATATCTTCATTGCCAGTTCTTACCAATGTGCCCATTAACAACGGCATCACAGTGGCAGATTATGTGGGCCAATCAACTGTGACAGAAGGAATTGGTCCGCTATCAACGTCACAGGTGCAGGCTGTTATGGCTGCTGTTGCGGCCAGTGTGTGTCAACCTGCTGATGTAGTAACCGACGAACTAGGTGTTGGCAAGTATGGACTAAGTGCGCAACAATTAGAAGACGCTGGATATTTAAAATGCGGCACCACTGCTAGATTTTTAGGACAACAACAATGATTGGATTAACTGATGTATTGAAAAGTCCCAGTGTATGGACCGGCAAAGATGGAGTCGCCGGGGTTGCAGACTTGTTGAAAAATCCTCCACTACAGGACAAAATACAGTTTGGATTAATGAAGTCTAGTTTTGACACTTTGGTTAAAACTGGAGAAATTGTGACCCCAGGTACTGATTTAAAAGCACCAACAGGACTGCTGTATAATGCGGCCGCCAATGCGGGAAAAAGTTTGATATCTCCCAGTGCTGGTCTAGTAGAACTTCCTAGAGAATTGAGCAGTATAGCTTCTGGCAGTTTATCTAGTTTAACCAGCGGGTTGTCGGGCGCACTAGGAGGTGTTACTGGTGCACTTGGTGGATTAGCAGGAAGTGTTACTGGTGCACTTGGTGGATTAGCAGGAGGTGCTACTGGAGCATTGACGGGCGCACTAGGAAGTGTTACTGGTGCACTTGGTGGATTAGCAGGAGGTGCTACTGGAGCACTCAGCAGTATCACTAGTAACTTAGGCAGTGTGTCAGCATTGGCTGACAATGGTACAGCACAACTTGGTGGCCTGTTAGCAAATGCCAGTAAATATGGAGTTGGCACAGCAGTTGAATGGGCCAAAACTACATCAGGCGCCACTGGCGCATTGTCTAGAACATTATCAGGTGCTACTGCCACATTATCTGGCGGCGCATCAGGCATAGCCAATGTATTGTCTGGAGGCGCTGCCGGTGCATTGGCTGGAGCATCAGGTGCGTTGTCAGGAGCACTCGGTGGTGCCGCCGGAGCATTAACTGGCGCCGCTAGTAAATTAACATCTGGGTTAACATCTAAAATGGATTCGTTGGCCAAACAGGGAGAGTTTGCAGTTAACTTTAGTGATACTAAATTGCCTTCTGCTGTGGCTGGCATAGTTCCTGCTGCTGGATTTAAAGGCACTATTGACAGGTCCACATTGAATGCGGCAACTGCCAAATTAATTGGCAGTGATAAAATAGCATTGCCTGACTTTAGCCCGCAAGCAGTTGATACATCTGCATTGACTGATGCCGCAAGTAAAGCCAAAGGATTGCTATCTGGTGGACTAGATGCTGGTGGACTGTTGTCCAAAGCTACAGGTGCGCTAGGTGGCCTGGGCGGATTAGGTGCGTTAGGTGGCTTGGCCGCAGGTGCTCTAGGCGGATTAGGTGGCGTGGGCAGCTTGGGCGGATTAGGTGGCCTAGCAGGAAGTCTGTCGGGTGCGTTAGGCGCTGCCAGTGGGTTAGGTGCATTAGCTTCAAGCACAGATTCAATAACACGTGAAAGAGTAGGATTAAATCCAGACCCAGGAGCTGCCAGGTTTGCTGACGCAAGCAAAGCATTAAAATTGCAAGATGAATATGAAGAACTAATAGCCAAGGTTGGCAGAGCCGATCCCAGGGCTCAGGCACTGTTGGCAGAAATACGGGCACTATTGGCCAACGCAACTGTATAATAACATAAGTACAATATGACAACATTTGTAGGATTTAACACAATCAACCAACCAAAGAAGTTTACTCTGGTAGACTTTGAATTGATCAAGCGTGACTTGTTAAATGCATTTAACATACAGCAAGGGCAACTGGTTGGCCGCCCTGGGTACGGCACAGTGATCTGGAGTTATCTGTTTGAAAATCAAACACAAGACACTGAACGAGCAATCCTGGCAGAAATACAACGTGTGGCCGGATTAGATCCTCGAATCTATATTCAAAATGTTGAATTGTTTCCGCAAGACAACGGTATACTCATACAGATTGCACTGACCACAGTGCCTGGTCAAACAACACAGTTCTTGTCATTGTTTTTTGATCAGCAAAATCAAACTGCGGGCTACGTGTAAACATAAACTGGGTGGTTTATTTTCGCCATAAATAATCTACAAGATGGATTATTATGGCAAAAACTACTAGACAAACTGCGGTATTTGGTGTTGAAGATTGGAAACGAATCTATCAAACCTACCAAGAAGCCAACTTCCAAAGTTATGACTTTGAAACTCTTCGCAAGAGTTTTGTTGATTACATACGACTGTACTACCCAGAAACATTCAACGACTATATTGAGTCTAGTGAATTTATTGCCTTGCTGGATGTAATGGCGTTTATGGGCCAGGCACTGGCCTTCCGTACAGATCTCAACACTCGTGAAAATTATTTAGACACTGCAGAACGTCGCGACAGTGTGGTCAAACTTGCTAACCTGGTCAGCTATTCTCCCAAGCGCAACACAGAAGCATCTGGATATCTCAAAGTATTTTCAATTCAAACCACAGAAAATATCGTGGACTACAATGGCATTAACCTGAGCAACATCACTGTTAACTGGGCCGATCCAACCAATTTTGATTGGCAAGAACAGTTCACTGCTATCTTGAATGCCGCTCTGGTCAACACACAACGCACAGGCCGTCCCGGCAACAGAACCACCATCAACGGAATTCGCACAGACGAATACACTATTAACTTGTTGCCCGGTTTCTTGCCAGTGATCCCTTACAGTTCTGTCGTTGATGGCGTCAATATGCCATTTGAAGCTGTCAGTGCCACAGCCAGTGGCCTTGGCTATGTATACGAACCTAGCCCACGTCCCAATGGACAATTCAATGTGTTGTTCCGTAACGATCAACTGGGCTTTGCTTCAGCCAACACAGGATTCTTCTTCTTGTTCAAACAAGGAGTATTGCAAAATCAAGACTTTAACCTGCCAGAACGCATTGCCAATCGTGCAGTGAACATCAACATCGAAGGCATCAACAACACTGACCGTTGGTTATATCAATTGGATAACGTGGGCACCATTAGCCGAGAGTGGGAGTTTGTTGAAAGCGTGTACACTGCCGCAGCCGAACAACTCACAACACTGCGTCCAATATACTCAGTTACCAGTAGAGCCAATGATCAGATCACCATGAACTTTGGTGATGGTGTGTTCTCTGAAATTCCTGTTGGTACTTTCCGCGCTTATGTTCGTGCATCAAACGGATTGCAGTACATTATCAATCCAGAAGAAATGCAAAATGTTCTATTGAGCATCAGTTATGTCAGCCGCAGAGGACAACTGGAAACACTTACAATGACGTGTGGCATCACTGAGCCAGTGAGCAATGCTCTTGCTCGTGAAACCATTGCTGAGATCAAACAACGAGCGCCTGCTCGTTACTACACACAAAATCGCATGGTCAACGGCGAGGACTACAACAACTTTCCGTTCACTCAGTACAATTCAATTATCAAAAGCAAAGCATTGAACCGTGCTTCAATTGGCACAAGTCGATATCTTGATCTAGTTGACAACACTGGAAAATATTCAAGTACCAACACATTCTCCAGTGATGGTGCTCTGTACGAGTACAATGCGTTGCCAACTTTTTTGTTCACTTGGTTGACCACAAACGAAATCAGTGATGTTATTACCAATCAAATTGAAGTCAACTTGGCCAACAGTCCTGCCAAACAATTTTACTATGCTAACTTCCCTCGTCCATCGTTGATACCACTGGCAGTGACCTGGAACGAAAGCACAACATTGGCCAATGAAACCACAGGTTATTTTAAAAATTCTGCAGGAAACCCAGTGTCAGTTGGACAATACGCCAGCAATAACATGCAATATGTCCAAGTTGGTAGTTTGATCAAGTTTGTTCCTCCGTCAGGATATTACTTTGATGCTAATAATAAACTAGTGCTAGGCACACCAACTCGAGCAGATGAAAAGTTGATAATCTGGGCGGCAGCAACGGCAATATACAATGACGGAACAAATCAAGGACTTGGCAACTTTAGCAATGGTCTTGGTCCAGTGGTTCTCAATAATTTTGTGCCCACAGGCGCAGTATGCAGTCAAGTTATTCCGTTGTTTGTTACAGATTTGGGAACAGATGTTCGGAATGATGCTGCCGCACAAATCGAATTGTATCGCAATTTTGGCCTGGGTTATAATAACCTGACCAAGACCTGGTACTTAATTACTTCAAACAATCTTGCAATTGACGCCACCTGGAGTCAAGCATACGCAGGCAACACATCCGGCACA